CTTTTCTTTCACGACTTGCTTCATCTAAATCATCGTCCTCGTCTTTATTGTCGCGAACCATTTTCTTTTTATTTGCTTCTTTTTCTGCGGCAACTGCATCTTCTTCTTCAGCAGTTGGGTCTTCTTTACCTGTTGCTTCTTCTGCATCAGATTCCCAGTTGTTGTCTAGGTAGTTGTAGAATTTTGGTTTTTCTTCATCACTAAGTTTAGATACATCATCTACGCCAAATTTCTTTAATGCTAGACGGAAAAACTTCTTATATGCACCACTCTCTTTATCTGGTTTCTTGTCTTCATCTTCGTTGTATAAAGACTTTGTGATATATTTTTTCATTTCGGAAAGCCGTTCGTTCATCTTTTCATACAGAACAAATTGAGTTTGAGAAACTGCATCTTGCATTTCTCCGTTCAGGATATTTTCAATTATTTTTTCAGTAATCATTTATTATTTCCTATTATGCTTTCTTATTGCAAAAGTCCAAGACTTTATAATAACTTTCTTCTGTTTCTGAGAGCATATCTCTCAAAACGGTTTGGTTGTCGCCATTTAATTTATCATGAATTTGAATGATACTACTTGCATCTTCTGGCAGTATATGTATATTTTCCGAATCTTTGAGGGTGTATATTACCCCATCTTCTGATATGTATGCTTCTCTGATTGCATCAATAACATTACCTTCATTTATAGATGCTTTCATGTCTTTTGCTAGATTCTTTATCATTACTAATGTGTCGTGATGTCTTCCTCCAACCAAATTCACAGAGATAGTTTTTCCTTTTATGGATATATTATTCTTCTTTACCCCCATATGCTTCAGTGCAACCACAAATTCTTTGGCATCTTTTGTTGTTTTGAATGTATAACCAGATGGGAAGAATTTTGCACCTCTAAGTTCTTCTAGGGGTTCTACTGATTCGTTTCTTTCCAGTTCAACTTCCTCTTCAACTTCTTCGCTGTCAATGCTGTCATCAGCCAACAAATCTTGAGAAATATTTAAGTTTTTATCTATGATAGATATGGCCAATCTTTCTTTCATTTCATTAGCAAACGCAGAAGAAAATTCTTCTTTATCGTTACCAATGATTGATGCTAACATATGGTCAATATTGCTCATCTTCTTGTCCTTCTTCTACTGGTGGCTGTTCTGCCAATTCTTTTTGAATTTCTACATCCATTTTTGTTATTTCTTCTTCTGTTTGGTGTAAGATATTTCTTCGCACCCAATCAACAGAGTAATACTTACCTATATATTCATCCGCTTGGCTTAACAATTCCATTCTATCTCTCATAATTTCCGATTCTTTGAGTTCCGAGAAATATGAATCTTTATTATATTCAAAATTCACATCAGCCTCAATTGACTTCCAATCGTCCTCAGACATAATACCTTTTAAAATTAATTGTGTCCTTAATAGTTGAAGGAACATATCAGTGAATCTCATTCGTATTTTATCAATAAACTTTTGAAATTTTACTTCATCTCTTGTAATTTCCGCAGAACGGCCCATATTGAATCCGTTTTCTGCTTCCATTCGCGAAATTGGAACATTCAAAGAACGATATACTTTCTTGAGTAAATAATCAACATCTTCCATTTCGCCAAGATTTTGTCCACCATCAAGTGTGGTGATTTCTGTTCCCCTGCCACCTTCTTTTCGTGGTAGCCAGAAATCTTCTAGCATGTGTAAATGGTCACGGCCGTCTGTGATTGCACCAGTCGTTCCATCATAAGTTACTTTATTTCTGTATCGGTTCATCAAACCTTTAAGGTATTGTTCTGCTTTTTGTTTTGGTAAGTTACCAACATCGATGTAGAATACTCTGCGTTCTGGGGCGCGAGAGATACGATATATAACCACCGCATCTTCAATTTGCCTAAGCATATTTAATGGTCTAATTGTTTTTTGCAGATAACCAACAATTCGTTTTGTGTTTGAATCTACAACACCAGAATGTGTATAACAAATAGAATCTGGTGCAATTTTGATGCCGGAAGACGGTGTTGGATTCATTGAATTCTTTGAGGTGTCTGTATAAACAAAAAATTCTTCCACACTCTTAATAAAAGGAACTTTATTTGTTCCCATATGTTTATGTTCTTTTTTAACTTTTTGAATTTTCTTAATATTTGTAGGATTAATCGGCCTAAGTTCTTTAATGCCTTTTTGTGGCACCTCTTTATCAATGATGATATGATAGTATAATTTACTATCAATATACCATCTTCTGAAAATATCATAAGAGGTTTTATGGAACTTGAGCAATTTCAGAATATTATCATATTCTGAATACATTTTAGTTTTGATATTATCAGACAAATCAACTCGTTCTAAGTCGAGTTTAATTGGTTTTCTATCTTGGTCTAAAATGATTGCTTCATTCACAATGTCTTCGATTGCTTGGTCTACTTCTGGGAATAGAGCCATACTACGAAACTGCTGAATGAGTTCATTTTCATCCTTAACAGAACCAGCGAAGTCCACTACTGTACCAAAGACTCCGCCGGAGTCTACTGTGAATGTTCCATCGTACGCGTCTGGAGCAACAAAGGATTTTTCGTTTGTTTTATTTATTGACTGGCCAGTTGCGTCAGTCGGTTTTTTCTTCCCTATCGAGAATCCGAAGATATCTATTGGCATAATATAATTTCCTTATAATGAAAGATTTGCTCTACCTTATATGTATAGTCATATATGTATAGTTCAAATTCATTTCAATCAGCAATCAGGAGTCAAGTAATCATACGCGAATGTTACAGTAAATTCTGCAATTGTGTCCGCGGAATCATATGACAATGCAATTTCACTGACATTTGTTGGCCAACAATTCTTCAAGGTCGTGCATCTCTTAGGATTCCCAGTCATGTCCAACTGTGCAACCACCCAATCTTGGTACACATCCGCGGATGGGTCTAGATTAACACCCACACCACCGCTTGTATAATCACCTTCAGGCGTATTGGTGACATGGTCACTGAAGTCATTATTCCAGTTATAAAAGTTATTATACATCTCTGTCTTTTCAAAACTATCATAAACGGTAAATGTCCACTCTTCGTATGTTCTGTCTCCAGGAATCTTTACAACTCTGCCTCGGAAAGGAACACGCATAATACCAACAGTAACTGCTGGCATCGATGTCGCACGAACAAGAAGGCCTGCGACTGAGGCATCGACTTGTTGCTTTCCACCAATGCTTCCAGATATTTGGTATCTGTTCGGGCGAGACCCGCCGTCAAATTGTCCTTTAAAAGTATCTACATTCATGTTGTTTGGCATTATTATCTTCCTTTGTATATTTCTCTATACTTGTGTATATTAAATTTAGCTATTTATTCCAAGCTGTCGTTGGTATTTTTATTGACAAATCTAATTCTAATAAAGTTAATAGATTTAGTCGGTTTGATGAAAATATCTGCAACAAAATTATTTGAATCTATGATGCTCGCAGTGTTGTTAGTTTCATCACATACTACCCTAAAATCATAAAGGCCTCGTCTTGCTTGTATAGATCGCAAGAACGGATCAACCGCATTCCTGAACGAACGTCTAGTATCTTCATCGTTCAGTTCAAAGAGTTTATCTCTTGCGGCCGCACCTATAGTTTTCTTTAGGTGAATAAACAACCGAGAAACATTAATTCTACTTAATGTGCTACTAGAACTTGCCAATGTCTTATCTCCAAAGAGTACTGTTCCTTCGCCTGGGAAGGTAACAACTGGGTTAAGTTTGAGGTCATACATTGTGTCCATTTCGGCATCTGTTGGATTGTCCTCAAGTCGCACAGTACCTAAAATTTGTCCTCGTTTAAATCCAGCGGGTGACCACCAAGGGTCTGCAACTGCATCTGTTCTTGCCATACACCCTGCAACATCCGCTGCGAGTGGTGTTTGAATTAAATCATCTAATGCATCTTCTCGAATTCCTTGATTAATTCCAAGGTGCTTTTTATATCCGTGTACCGAAACATTGAATTCGTCATTTGTTTGCGAACTGCTCAACGCCGCAGTATCAGCAAGCGTTGTCGGACAAACTGCAATACAGTCTTGTCTGAATGATGCAATATTCGATGTGTGAGAAACATGATCACCAGTCGCTGCAAATACCAAATCTAGTGGAATTTGCTTATCGTGGAATGCAGTTGCTGATGCTGTCAATGTGGCGGTATTTTCAACAGTTCCTGTGCCACCAACAATTAAAACCCCACCATATTGTAGATAGTTATGTGCTGCCCACCATTCGTCTTTCCATGCACCAGTTGGTCCTGAGGGCCATCGTGCAAAAGTACCACCCGCATACTTTGTACCTGCGGTTGCCTCACCACCTGCTGTATGAAAGAATGGCATTTCAGAATGTGAACCGCCATTGACAATACTTGCTTCTTTCCACCCATCGTGGCCTAAGGTTTCTGTACTGTTTAATCTTGCAATCCATTCATTTACTGATGAGATTGTCATTACACCAGTTTTATGTTCTGCTGTAGTTCCCAATGCGTATGCCAGTCCACCAAGACTAACCATACCCGCTCTTGTTAGTGAACCTGATTCCGAAAAGGGAATAACAAAACTTTGATCTTCTACTAATACTGTTATATTTGGTCTTGCCATTTGAGATGTTTCCTCTTATTAAGTCATTTTTATGCAATTATTAAAAAATGCAAATTTACATTTCTCTTATTTTTATTTTCATATTATGTATAAAATTACAACATTTCAGATAGGAAACCACCTATCGTCACCATCCCACTCGCCTCCTTCTGCTTCATCCATAACAAATCCAAATGGCAACAAATCATCTTCAATCTCTCTTATTTGATTTTCATATATTTGAGTTCTGACATCTACATTTGTCAAAGATTTAAAATAATCCTGTCTTGTCATCCATGCAAATAATACCAATGCCATCACCAAGTCATCTGTGTGTCCATCGTCTGCTTCAAATGAATTCTTTTTTGCAATAAATGTAATCAGTTCGTTAATGATATCCATATCTTCTATGATAAATTTGTCTTCTTCTATTAGACTTTTCAATAAAGAACACCCAAGTTTCTTCACCGGCATAGTAGTACGAACCCCCAACTGCGATTGTGACCTATTACCGCCAAATCCACCATTCATTACCTGGCCCGCACGACCCCTATATGTGGTCATCAATACATTTTCATATTCCAAATCTTGATGTAAAATGTCTGCAACTTGTCCACCAATGTCGTTAATTTCAATTAAAACTCCAGCGGTGTTGTATTTTGTTGCAACCGCACGAATGACGGTGGGATAAACCATAGGAGACACTGTATTATTTCTGTATCGTGCAACAAGTTTATATGGCATCTCAGTCGTATCCACCACAACAAATGCACTATAATCCTTTCCTTGCCCTCTTGCAGTATCCACTGTGATGAAATAGTCCCTGTCTTCTTTGGGTTCTTCGTAAATCCACAATCCATCAGCATCTTTGCTTTTCGGTGTTTCCCAATTCATTGTGCGAAGTTTTGCAGAAGAAATCAGAGTGTTTTGGCTGCCCAAGAAGTCGCAAATGAATTCTTGTTGGAATTGCTCTGCACTTGTATTGGCAATAGTTTCTTCTTTCCATTTTTCATCTCG